GTCAAAACCCACTCACCTGTTTTGTAGACTTCGTTCTTATAGAACTTATCTTTGGTGATATTTGCTTCCGCAACTTTGGATTTTTTAGTGAAGTCTGAAAGACTTTTCATTAATATAGATGTACATATCAAAGTTATTTATAAACCCATTCCCTTTCTAACTTCTATCATCAGTTCTAACTTCTCTTGTATTGTCAATGTATCTGGTATTCCCGCAATAAAATCTGTAGTATTTTCATTTTTTGCTGCTTCTCTCATCTTACTTGCGGACATTCCAGATGCACCTTCCGCATCTGGATCTCTCTCACCAGCTGACTCTAATTCTACACTATTAAATGAGTATTCATCACTTCTATTATAGGTTTGAACAAACTTCATACCACCTAATCTATCAGAACCTACCACAAATACCACATCAGTATAACCTTCCATCATAAGACGTTTCATAACATCTATCGCTGTCTTACAACATGCTTTATCATCTATATGATCTGCTGCCCACGGAAACATCTTCTTTAAATACTCTACTTTTTTCTCATATGGTAGGGGATCAGTTTTTGGTTTAACGCTCTGAGACACTACAATCCACCAATCATCAGATCCTGCCTTTGATTGTACTGCCTTTAGTAGTTTTTCATGACCTATAGTAGGAGGATTCAATCTACCAAACGTAGCATAAACTTTTTTCATTGTGGTGTATCTCCGTTGACCCAGTTCTTCTCTACGTTAAAGTTTGCCACACTGAATGATAAACGATCCACTAATTTAACTGCATTGTTTCCATCCTGTATAGCAACATAACCCTCTGGTGCAGTAATATCATATCCATTTTCAGTTTTGAGATATGTGCCGAACCTTTCACCAGTTTCTAACTTACGTATGAACATCTCCTTAGCAGATTGTAGTGCGGAGTATAAAGTAACTGTACTTTTGAGTGCTTTTTCTTGTTCTTTGATCAAGTCTAGACCATCATATAATTTATTTAATTTTTGTGCCTTTCCTTTTGGTGTCTTCAATTTATCTGCTGCCTTTTGAACTTCTGTCTGAAAATATTCTTGAAATTCTTTGACAAATACCTTGTCACTGGGTAGTTTTTTGCCCTCACGCACGTATTTGTTAAAGAATATCTTTAGTCTAGTTCCTATGACTAGTTGATCCTTAGATGCTATCTGTTCTGCTACTGTATTTAAGAATTTAGAAGCATTGCCTAGAGACGATTTACTAGTATTTTTTAATTTGTCTAAATTGTTTTTCTCAACTGGTGTCAACAAAACATCTTTACCTAACTGACCTGTTTCCGCACTCAAAACTAAGACATTTTTACTATCATTTAACTTAGATACATCATACCCAAAGGAAGCATTCATACTACCTATGTCACTACCAGAGTATGATGTATGAAATACCACGCCAACCTTTGCTTTCGATGCTTTAGTATACAACTCATCCTCCTGTGGTATACAGTAGGTTATAGTATTGGGTTGAAATATAATACACTGAGTTCCATTAATTACTTTCTCTTGTTTGTCGTCAGTAAATAGCAAATCACCCTGTGCTACACCAGTTATACCTAGTTCTGGTAGATATTTTAAACAGTCCTTGAGTTTGACAGCAAGACCTGGTGAACTACCATGATTATAATCCACGTCTTCTTCTGTAAAATTAATTTTTGCATTGACATTGAAAACTGATTTTGTACCTACAAAGAACTTCTTAGTGCCAGGATATATGCCACAGAATACAGCGGGTGCACCGTCCCATTTAGTAGTAATTTTAAAGTTATTCTTCTGTGCTCCTGTGAATACTTTTGCTAACTCATCTAAAAACATAAAAGCATCTCTTGCACCTTGCTCTCCATCTAGCAAGATACTGTCCTCTAAGTGTTCTAGGTGAGTATTCTTAGACATTAGTATATCTTTGCGAAAGGACCGTATCTATCGCTCTTACCTCTACCAACTTTCATTGCAAGAAAAATCATATCAGAACAAAAATCATTTCTTTCACTTCTAGACATCTCTACCATCACTTTATGCAACCAAGTTATCTGCATCAATTTGCTATTTACAACAAATGGTTTGGTAGTGAATACTAATAATAGATTATCAATTGCCACATTCTCATCTTTGACCTCAATATCAACACCTTGTTTAATTAAATCTTTTATCATGTTTCTATAAGTCTCTATCTGTGGTTTAAACTCTTCAGCACTTTTAGGATAAGAAGTGTTTGATTTATCGAATGTCAATCCATGATCATCCATAGCTCTAATAACGAGTTCAACAGTTGCTTTACCTAATCTGGCAGCACTTTCTCCTTTAGAAGTAGGTTCCCATTTCAATCCTCCAAAACTTGTTGAGGAATTTGATTTAATTTGAAAATCATGCTGTGCTCCATTACCCTGCTCAACAACAAATCTAGTGTCTTGTGAGGATAGTGTTTTATCTCCTGCTTTATCTTTTTTTGTACCCATTTTACACAAAGCATAATTAAATTTAAACTCCATTGATTTTTGATTGGTAAATGATCGTTTAGTATCATTGAAAAATTTAATTTTTGCATTACCAGACCCTATCTTTTTAAGAGATATACCAAATACTCTCTTACTATTAAACAACACCCTCATCATGGCATTAAACTCTGTCAATCTTGCTTCAGTTTTTCTTCCTCTTCCTCTATTCAGTATTCTATCAAGAGATTTTATTGCTTTCGCTTCGTCTTGTATCAACCAAATGTCTGCAGGATCCCAGTTATCTTTTTGAGTTATACCAAACTCAGCAACTATGTCAGTAACATACTTCATAAAACCACCATTCTGGTTAAATTCAGTAAAATGTGGTGTAGATATCTCGTTTATTAATGCCTCTTGTTGCTTATGAAAACTTACTAACCACTCCTCATCAACTTCTGTTAATTTACCACCAGATTCTTTAACCCATATATCAGTCAATTCTTTCATCAAATTTTTATCTGCTTTTAAATTTTCTAAAGTCTTATATTTTTTGCTGTTTAGTTTTATAGCGTACTCAAAAACTTTTGCAGATCCAAGTTCTTGTATCTGAGTCATCTTGTGGTCAGAAACTGGTTTCGTAGCAGCAGCACCGCCACTCTCCATAAATTTTACTTTCTGCCTACCAATTTTATATGTTGCACCAATCTTTCCTGACTTATTTACTGCTATTTCATCTCCATCAAATCCATTTACAATTTTAGTAATGACACTTTTAGATGATTTAATAATATTTTGACTGTTACGTGGCCAGTCATAACCATCTTCAACAAACCAAGTTGCTTTATCTCCACCACCTAAGTCCAGTGCCTGTGTAAGCTCCGTCTTTTCTGAAGGTTGTATCTTACCCTTCTTTAATAACTTATCGTATGTAATTTGTGATAGTCCCATGATACTATTTAGAAATTTTTCCAGAATTGTGGAGACAATAGACCAGACTCAGTGTCTGTTCTATGCTTTAATGTTAGTATTATATCACCCGCAAGACTAATTCGTCTATGTTCTCTGGGTTCAGCAGTAGTATAATGTTCAAGAGAACCAGGAAACATAACAAGATTTTCTGCTCTCGGATTAATAGCATAAGCATCTGTATTACAGTATCTGTTTTCTGTTGAAAATTTGAAGACATCTCCGAATAGGTCGTTAGGGTTTCTTTTATGAAAAACTATAGGATCACCTGGTGTTTGTATATAGTAGACCCATGATATATGTGCACATGAGTGATAGTGCATTGGAAAGGTTTGACCAGGATCACATATAGTATACCAAGTCTTAACAAAATTAATCTGAAACGTATTATTATCTATATTAAAGTGCTGTAGATACTCTGTTGCAGACTTTTTTATCTCTCGAAAGAACGGTGCTAGTCTAGTATCCTGATGTATCAGAACTTTACCATTCAATTCACCTGTTATTTTACCCGTAGAATTATCAAACTTCCCGTCCTCAAAACTTGTGTAGAGTTGAGACAGGAAACCAGTTATATTCCTCTCATATATGATAAGAGGGAATGCCTGATGAAATTTAGAGGTCGTCTGCTGCACGGTTCTCTGAGTCACCGATGTTAAAACTACCGCCAGGATATCTCTTCTCTAACTTTTTAATATTACCTTCAATTACCTCATCAAAACTGATGTCTAGTGCCATACATGCCTGTGCTACATACCACATAACGTCACCCAACTCAATAATAAGATGCTCTCGATTATGCTCGTCCCAAGGTTTACCTTGGAATACCATTTTCTTAACGATCTCCAAGAACTCTCCAGACTCAGCAGCAAGCCCAACGCCAGCAGTGGTAAGGCGTTCAATATTGGCACCCTTTCTGTCAAGTTCAACCAAACGATCAGCAAGATAGACAAAATCT